GCCAGGTCGTTAAGGTCGATTCCTTCGGCGACGGTTTCCAATTGGCTGTCGGTCAGCTCGCCGGCCAGGTCGGCCAGGCTGACCTGCTCGGCGAGCTTGGACAGGTCAATATTTTCCGCAATTGCAGCCATGTCCAATTGGCCGACAACCAACTCAGCCCTGATCATGTCGCGAACCATTGGGCGCAATTGCTCGGCCAGGTCTTTCACCAAGGCCTCAATGAGGTGTTGCATGTCTTTCTCTCTTTCTAGGTTGTAGGCCGGCGTGATTGCGCGGCCTGGTCGGGATTCTACACTACTTCTATCAACTTGTGTCAACTACTGGTCGCCACCGCCAATGATTTTGTGGAAGGCCCAAAAGGCTATCAGTTTCCCGATCAGCCCCCGGTTATCAGGCAATGGCGGTGGCGGTGGTGGGGGGCGGCTGGCTTTGAGCATGTTCCTTTTGACCTTCTTTTTTGTGTCCCGATTCACTCAGGTGTCCAACTCAGGCGAGTAGGGCTCATACCGCTCGTATCGAAGGTACAGGTCAATGATCTCTTGTCTGGAAATGCCTAAATCGGCAGCGATCTCAGTTATCGTCCACCCAGCCGAGTCGGCCTCAAATATCTCTTCAATGAGCGCGTTGTCCATAATCTTTCTCTCTTTCTGTGCCCTGGGACGACCCCAGAACGCCCACGATACATTAACTGGGCGCAACTGTCAACTGTCCAACAAGGCCTTGCGGAGCTCGGCCCAGGCGATGCCTGTCCACGGCCACCTGGCAAGGGGGCTGACGTCAATCCCGCGGTTCACCAGGTCGATTGCCTGCTCCCCACAGTACAGCAGCAGCTCCGACTTGTGGGCATGGGCGGTGCCTGGCGGGAAGTACTGGACCAGGATGTAAGTCGGGCAACGCAGGTCTGCGTGCTTGACGTGGAAGGCGACCTGATGCGGCGACAGGGCAATCTTGCGGCCGCGCTTGACCACCTTCAGCTCGACCATCATGAATTCCCCGTGCGGGAATGCCAGCAGGCAGTCCGGGATGCCCAGGTTCACCCTGGACTCAATCCGGGTGAAATGGCAGCTTGGGAGGTTTTCTTTCAGCCTTTTGTACAGGTTCGCTTCGGGCTTCACTGACATCGTCGTCTTCCTCTTCCTCGATCTGCTTGGGCGTGACGTCCACAATCGGCCCGGCGTTGCCTCCATACAGGCGCTTGATCTCGTCCAGCTTGCGTTGCACCTCTTCCTTCGACATCGAGTCGATGGTGCCGTGCCTGATTTCCTTGCGGTCGATGTAGATGGTGCCTAGGGCCTGGCCGCGGCGGTACTCAGCCTGGACGGCCGCACCGTAGGCGCCGGCTTGCAGTGCCTGGTCACGGATGACCTGTAGGTCGCGCATGTGCCGCTCGAACGTGGTGGCGTATTTCTCGCCCAGCTCCCGGCGCCGCTCCTGGATGGCAGCCACAATGTGAGGGCTCTTGTCCGGGTCTGTCAGCTCCCGGGCCCGGTTCTTGGCCCAGACCTCACTGTATCCTGCGCGCAGGGCCGCCTCCTTGAGGGTCACGTGCCCATCGCCAGAGACGAACTCTTCGACGAACTTCCATTCCTGGGGCGTCAGCACCTTGGGCTTGTGGGGCTTGACCGGTGCGGTAAGCCTGGCCTCGACCACCGCCGGGCGGCCGCCCAGGCTTTTACCGGCCATGAATTTATCGTCCTTTGACGATCCGAGGCTGGCCATCAAGCAACCCTCCAGAGCCGCCAGCCCTCACCATACTTGCGGATGGTGAACTTCACCCCGTCATGCCGCCGGCTGTACATGTAGGCGGCGCTGCGCAGGTTCTTGATCCAGTCAGCCTCCAGGACCAGAAAGCTATCCCCGATCTTCATGTCCGGGAACGGGTAGCGCTGCCGGGCGTCAGCCTCGGGCGGAACAGGGATGTGTCGATCTATTTTCATGTCAACATTATCCAACAACGCTACAGTTAACGCAAACCCTCCAAAGGTCAAATTCAGGGGTTTAGCTAGGAAAAATATGACCAATGTATGTTTTTTTTTTTTCAAAAAGTCATCGCGCGCGCATTTTATGTGAATTACACCTGTAGACACACTGTGATGACCTGTACACGTCTAACCCATTGATTTCATTCACTTCTTACACCATTACGTCTATTACGTCATTTTTCAAAAAAAAAAAAACAAAACACATGATTTTCAAATAAGGTCTATCAAAACAGCGAAATTGACCCTCGGTCCGTGATCCTTGTACGTATAAACCCTAACAAACACCCTCTCCGCGCCCTCTATCCGCCTCAAACCCCCTAAAATGCGCAAAGCCCAGGTGTTGGACCACCCGGGCTTCACTTCTCACCATCGTTAATGGGGAACGACATGAGCACTGACCATCTTACCCTGATTGACCGCTCAATCCGCTACGACGCGACCACTGGCGGCATCTATTGGCGCGTGAGCCGTGGCACTCGTGCCAGGCGTGGCCATCCTGCTGGCACTGTCACCAAGGGGTACTCCATTCGCATTGGCATAGGGGCCCGCTATTTTGCTGCTCATGACATCGCCTGGTTCTTGGGCCATGGGGAGTGGCCCCCAGCCCCTGTAGAGCACGTCAACGGGGATGCCCTGGACAACCGTTTGGGCAACCTCGCTCTCACTGCTTCCCCACCCCTTCGCTGAACTCCCCCGTCAGCACCTTGGCTGCCAGGACCGCGGGGATGACCTCTCCGAACTCGATCTCTTGCACCTCCCCTTCCTCGACCACTGGGCCCAGGTACAGGTGCTTGCAGCCGTTGATCGTGATGCAGACCACCTGAACCATGGTCCGTGGTCCGAGGATCGTGCCCAGTGCCTCGTCGACGGCCCTGATGGTGTAGCCATCCGGTTCCGGGCTCATTTTGGAACCTCCCGCCAGATGGCGCCGCCCTCGCCCTGTTTGATGCCCAAGTCCAGGGACAGTTTGTCGACCTCTTCTTCAAGCCGGCGGTTCTTCACCTTGAGCGTAAAGACCTGGTTGGCCAGGTGTTCCATGCTGTCTTGCTGGACTTCAATGCGGCGGCGCAGGCCGGCGATGTATTCCTTGGTTTCGACGCAGTCGATTGAACGTGGTGGGTTTTCCGTTGAAAACGTAGCGGGGCGCATGTCTTGTCCTTTCAAAGTTTGATGGCTCGAAGTTGCCGGCAGCGCTCTCGTTCTGCCGGGGTGATGTCGGGGCTGATCTCTGCGACGGGGCACAGGTGGTCCCTGGGGGCCCGTGGCACGTGGGCCGAGAGCCACATAGCGCCCAGCATGACCGCTGCCGCCAGGATGACCAGGGCCACCATGCCGGCGTAGTGTAGGTTCACCATGTCTGGCCTCTGGCGCGCAGCTCTGCGGCGTTGGCCTGGAGCAGGCTTCGGTGGACGGGATTCTCGCAGGCCATGGCGTTGGCCTCAAGGCGCGTGGCGCAGGCCTCGCGCTCGTTCTTGACCGCCGCCTCCAACTCGGAGCGATAGCAAAGGGTGTCGTCGTCGTCTTTCACGTGTTCCCCCTTGCTCGGATGGCGGCCTGAATCACATCGTGCTTGGCCTGCGCAATCGGGGCGGCGCATTCGTCGCACATCTCTAACGCACCGTCGAGTTGGTAGGTGTGCAGGGTCGTTGGTCGAGGGAATGCCACGCCGAGGTAGTTGGTGCAGTCGAAGCTCTCGACATGGCACTCTTTGTGGCAGATGTCGCAGACGGTTTGGTAGGTGAGCTTGATCATGTTTGCCCCCTGGTCGCGGCCTTCAGCGCTTCCTCTTCCGCTTTGCGTCTTGTCAGCCACTTCGTATAAGAGGATCGCAGGTAGCGGCGTTTGCTGGCGTCGTAGCGGCTGCTCTTGGGCTCGATGTCTGGAGGGGGCTCCAGCAGGGCAGTGCGAATCTGCCCTGCGTCCGCGCCGATGAGCCGGGCGTAATCTTCAAAGGAAGAGGTCTTGCTGAACAGCCAGTCAACGGCGGCGAAGTTCTCGGCGCCGGTGGCCTGCCTGCTCGATGCGTCCTCGATGGCCTGGGCAATGACCGCGGCCAGCAGGCGCGCGCAGGCCACGGTCTGCGGATGCGCGGTGGGGTTCGATGAGATGAAGTCGATCATGTGTTCCTCTCCTTTGGCTCATGGGTACAGGATTCCTCGTAGTCGAGAACATCTTTCAGCCGGTAGCGGATCAGACCGCCGATTTTGAGATAGCGCACGCCTTGCTTAAGTGACCTGTCGCGCTCAAGGGTTGCTTCGCTAATCTTCCAGCGGAAGGCCACTTCCTCTTGCGTCAAAAGTTGCTCGTTCATTGTGGCCTCTCCTCTTCATCAAATGCCATGTCTGGCGGGTGCGGTATGGCGTCATGCACGAGCACACCATCGACTGCCTCGATGTACTTGCCACAGACCACGCAGTAGTAGCCGTCATCCACCGTTCTTCTCCTTGAGTTTGGCCTCAATGGCTTGTTTCAAAGTGCTCCAGATGATTTGCCCCGTAGTGTCTGCAATGGCTTGCCAGTCCTCATCCGTCAGCGGCTCTGTGCGCTGTGGTGGGGCGGTGTAGAGGGGCACTTGCCACGACAGCAACGATGAAGGAAACTGGATTTTGTAGAGAGGATTGGCTCGGAACACCCCGTCCGGTGACTCAAGCCAACCAACGGGCACCATGTCCCCGCAACTTGCTTCGGGAACATCCTGCTCTGGCTGCGCCAGCCGTGAACGCAGTTCGTCCCGCTGCGCTTTGATGCACTCGGCCCTGTCGCAGTGGTAACTGCAAGAGTGGAGGGCTCCGTGGTCCTTGAACACCGAAGCAGGATCAATGCGCTTACCGCCCTTGCTCCAGGCGCTGCCGACCGTCAAGACATCGGCCAGCAACTCTTGGGTGCGCTCTTCCACGCTCTTTGGCCAGGTCATCTGCCCGCAGCGGGTGCAGCGCAGGCGCTCCGTCAGGCCTTGTACAAAGTGCCAGTCGTGTTTGCAGTCTGCCATGATTACT